AATGTAAATAACCGTGCTAATACTTTTACCAGACTGTCGACACGCTAACACAATAGAGAATCTATTATCATTAAAGTGTTTAAACATTCTCTCTTGATAATCATATGGTGTGAATGGTATTAAACCATCATCAAGTGATATCACCTTAACATACTTAGATGCAAAGTATATCGGATCTTTCATACACTTTACGTACTCAGAAACTTCCTCTTGTGTAAAGCTATCTTGAACACCATCTCTCTTAACTAAAGCGTTGCCAAGATAAGTATTCTTATGACTATCCATCATTTTTACTCAAAAACTTCTGTAGTTCTGTAGTTGAACCTACGAAGATTGCATTATTTGTGGTACTACCAATAGCAGGTTTCTGTTCCTCCGATTGTGTTAATTCTCTTCTCTTCTTTTGTAGAGTAATGAGTTGATCCATCATATCGGTAGTGGTCTTGAACATACCAGATAGAACTTCAAAGGCTCTTGGATGTTCGGTCTCACTTGCCAGAGCCATCATAGTATCAATGGCCTCTTCAGACTTGGCGATAAGGTCTTTAATCTTATCCCTTGAATATGCATAATCCTCTTCAGTATCAGCAACAATCTCCGTCTGAGCAACCTCAGTTTTTATCTGTTTTAATTGTTTAGGAAGATTTATTTCAAGAGCATTTAGAATGTCATCTTTAGTCTTATTCATAATATATAACTATGGAGAGTCATCAAAACCAAATGTTGTATTGGCTGTAAAATCATCAGGTGTATCTTCAATAGAACCTAATTCAGTATGTACTCGATCCACTGCATCTAGTGGCGCATCCTCTACAGGTAAGTCGTTATAAAGATCTGCTGTGATAGCTCTGATGATAGGTTTAGGTGTAGTAACTCCAGTGAATCGAATCTTCATTGAGAATGACAGTGTGTAGATTATAACACCTCGTGTTTCAAAATCACCTTCATATTCATTTGGGATGGAAACAGAGTTAAGTATAATAGGAACATCACTTGATGAACCTGGACCATGCATATCATTGATCGCTACTGTATATTCTGGTGAGAATGTTGGAAGAATCTGTTCAACTATTTGAAGTGCCTCATCTTGAGTCTTTGATATTACATTCAACTCCATTGACAATGTATACGGCACACTCTGATTCAAAATATCTCTAGATTTTGTCGAACCTGAATTCGAATATGACATAGTGTTCATCTTATTCAGACTAACACTAGGATCATAAGATAAATCAGTTATTTCAAAACTCAATCTTGGTACCTTGATTGCAATGGTCTCATCCTGCCGACTCGACTGCGCGAGTCTAGCCAAGAACTTTTGTCTCGGCCCATAGGCAATAGGCACTCTCTCCTCAACACCGCCATGTTTAACAACACGAAGATTNTTNAAAATAGTGCCAAACACAGCAACAGACTTCTTTAGTGTCTGATTGTAAAAGTGATTTCCTGTAAGCATTATGTTATATTAGGTGTTCCAAATGGATTCATTTCAGTGAAGTCAATGAAGTTATTTCCAACAGATTCAAATTCTTCATTATCTGCAAAGGCATCAAACTCATCCATGTTATTAAATGTATCCTTTAATGTAATAGCATAAGACGCTTCGGATGTTGAACCAATTATATTTCCATTAGAGTCTCCAGTGATGCTGAATGATACATTGGTTCCATCACTTGATGTGATTCCAACTACATCAACTTCCCCGCTTCTTATCTCAGCGATCTCTCCACTAATTGTAAGAGCGCCAACTGTTTGTGTGACATCTTCACCAGTAGCAAATGTTCCTATTCCTGTTCCAAGAGTGAGTGTGGTTCTACTTGCAAACTTTGTTTCGAATTCATCAATCTCTCCAATTCCTGTGTCAATCGCTTCATTAGAGTATTCGAATAACTCACACTTCAATTTGAATGTTGGGATATTCTGCAATTGATAGAAAGGTGACTCTTCTTCAACATACTGAATCTGAAATAATCCCTTAACTAATGGGAAGTATATTAGATCACCCTCTTGAGGTCTTGCTTCGGGTACAGGTTGAAATCTTCCAACAAGCTGTTCCCATCTACGATTTGAAACAACCAAACTCATCTGATCTCTCATCTCTAAGCCGAACTTAGAAAGTAAATCACCTTCTCCTTCAAAGCCATCAATGTTTTCGACATACATTTCAATTTGAAATGCCTCGCCAAATTCACTCAGAGATGCTTCATTGAAAATACCATCTTCATTAATAATACTTCGTGGCAGATAATATACATCATGCCCGTATATACGAAGACCCTCTACGACTATATCTTCATAGAGATTCTTTTCAGACGTTGCGCCTAAACTAAAATATTGATTTCTTGGCATGATGCGTTATCCAACAAAGAAGTCTGGCGGCATCTCGTATGTGAGTTGCATCTGCTCTTCAATCTTCTCAATATCTTGGACTGCATCATCATAGATCTGTCTGCCATTAAGTGTAACACCACCTGGCAATTGCATTCCTTCGAATTTAATTAAATTTAAACCCCACTGTCGTTTGATAAGTGCAGTCACATATTTCTTTAGGAATCGATCATTGTAAACATCATTATGTGTATCTGGATTAATTGTTTCATATCCTTCAACGATGATATATTCTCCAACTCCAATCTTTGAACTCCAGTCGGCTTCAACATACAATCTGTTTTGATGTCTTGAGAATGTAGAAAGTTGCTGCATTCCATTCACTTGTCGATCAAGTAAAGAAAGATACTGCTTAGTCATTTCATAATGAACTATTCCCTCCGCATTATTCAGGTCGAAGATATCATTCAAGTGTATCTGATAATCTACGGAAAACATTCCAGTAGAATTTTTAGAACTACTAAACGGAAAGATTCTATTTACAAATAAAAGATTATCTGGTAAAGTAATATATGCATTAGATACATCATCAGATGTTACCTGATGTTTAAGATATACCCTAACAATAGAGTCAGAGTGATACTCTTGATAAAACTGAATCGCTTCATCAACACGATCTTCAACCTGATCTTCATCAACATTAATCTCGATGACTGGTGCCCCAAGAGACCGCATGCAGTAGTCGATCAAGGTTTGTCTGGAATTTGGTTTAGCCATACTTCTATTTATACAATATTGTTATATGTCTTTTTGCGCCAAGCGTTTTGACAGTGATTGCGGGGCGCATTAGTCGAAGGTACCGGCCAGGACTAGTAGTTCGTCAACTTTTTGCTGCGACCATCCGAGGTGGACCACCGCACTGAGGAACAACGGATGGTTCTTTTTAAACGAGTGCGCGTATGCCCAACCATCAATCACATTCTGATCACCTGAGTTGGCGACAAACGCATCCACTGCGATGCGGTCGGCAGAGTTCACATTCAAAGCCTGCTTGAATTGGTAGTTGGTTACCTCGGCTGGCACAACAGCTTCGGGTTTTTTTATCCTTCGCATCGCTTCGAGGGAAACTAGTTCTCCTTCAACTAGGAAAATGGGTTCTACTGAAGCATCAACCTCGATAGCTTGCGCGGCAGTCAGCTCCGCAATGTCATAACCTTCTTGAGTAAATTCAAACTCCTCTTCGGATGTTTGGACGACGTGTCCATTTGTATTAATTAATGCGTATTTCATGATTTATTTATCTCTGGTTAAATCCCTAATTATAGCACAGCTTGTACTGTCAAACCTCCATATGTAGTTCCGTATCCTGTTGCTCCGATTGGAACTTGAATTGTTGTGGCTGGAATACCAAAAAACGTATTACTCCCTAAGGTTGGAGCTTCAACAGCTAAACTAGTTATGCTATTCAGCGAAGTGCATTGAGCGAAAACGTTATCCCCAATGCTGGTGACGCCATCGGGAATAGTGATGCTCGTCAGGCTGCTGCAGCCACTGAATGCGTAATTCCCGAGGCTGGTGACGCTGTCGGGGATGATGATGCTCGTCAGGCCACTGCATTGATAGAATACCTGAGTCCCGATGCTGGTAAAATTAACGTTAGTTGGAAGGGTTACACTCGCCAAATCAGTGCAGCCACGGAATGCAAAATTCCCGATGGTGGTGACGCTGTTGCCGATGGTTGCGCTCGTCAGGCTGGTGCAGTCAAGGAATACGCGATTCTCGATGCTGGTGACGTTGTCGGGAATGGTAATGCTCGTTATGGCGGATTGACGGAATACGCTAGCGCCGATGGTGGTAAAATTAACGTTAGTTGGAAGGGTTACACTCGCCAAATCAGTGCAGTTAAAGAATGCGAAACCCCCGATGCTGGTGACGNTGTCGGGAATGGTNATGCTCGTCAGGCTGGTGCATTGATAGAATGCTCGATTCCCGATTTCGAGGACGCTGTCGGGAATATCAATGGTTTCTATAGCAGTGCCCTCTAATATATTATCCGCAATACTGGTAATGCTGTTGGGAATGTTGATGCTTTTGAGATTTGATGCCCAAGCGAATGCGGAACTCCCGATGCTGGTGACACTATTGCTGATGGTGACGCTTGTCAGGCTTGTGGCGTAGTTGAATGCTCCAGTATCGATGGAAGTCACATTGCTTCCGATATAGATACTTTGTATGTTAGCATCAAGAAGATACTCCTGATACGCGATACTCGTAATGTCACTAGTCTGCTCTACTCCCGATATAAAGGTAGTAGTGTAGGGGTATTCTACTTTATATGCGTTAAGTGCAGTGGCTGCTGAATTATCTGTTATTGCTAATGCAATGTCGTGAGTGAAACTTGCTGTTGTGTCGTCGAGGATGGTACTCCAAGGTTGAACCTCAATCCCAATGTTATTTAGAGCAAGAATATCAGAGCCGTCAATTGTAGCACCCCCAGTAAATGCAGGACTAGCGAGTGGCGCCTTTAAAGCAATGTCCGCAATGTTGCCAAACTGTGCTGCTGTAATACTGCCAGATCCAAGAAACTGAATTGTGCTGTCCGTGCTGTTTGTGCCATTTCCCAACTGAACGCGATTGGCTCCTTGCGCTTTAGCAAAATCCCCACCGGCAAATCCATTGGTAGATTTTGCAAAGTAACCAACCGCTCCACCAGTGGTTGAATCCGAACCTAGACCAATTTCACCACCACCGCTGCCATTAGTCACACCAATCTGCAACGCTGTAACACCATGAGGATTATTAGTTCTTGACGTATGTGTCTCAATCGCATCAAAGTTATCTTCGATAGCATCTGCCTGTGCTGTTGTAATTCCAACCTTAGCGGTATTAAGTGCGATCGCAGTTGCGTTAATCCCTTCAGCAGTAGTCGCACGAGTTGTTTCGTCAGAAATAGCAGTTGCGTTAATCCCTTCAGCAGTAGTCGCACGAGATGTTTCGACAGAAATCGCAGTTGCATTATTAGAAGTCCATAACTGGAGATTCAATTTGTTAGCATTGACATTGAATGTGTTAGTGGCAATCGCATCGCTGTTATCTTCAATAGCAGCAGTATTAGCTTCAATAGCTTCATTAGCTGCAACAATATTTTCAGCATTGGTAGCAATATCACCAGTATTAACATCTACTTGTAATATAGTATATCCATTGTTTTCGTTAGCAGCAACGATGTTTGCAGTGTTAGTAGCGATCGCCGCGGTAACTGTCGTTGCAAAGTTTTCGTCATTACCAAGAGCTGCGGCTAATTCATTAAGCGTATCAAGTGTTTGAGGAGCAGCTGCGACGAGATTAGCAATAT